ACTTTTTCGATACGGATATATGATCCGGGTGTTTTTTCTGGTTCCTCCATATAGGTCGGAACTCTCAACACCCTCTCCAAATACGATTTTACGGTTTCTTCGATCATGAACTCATCACCGCCTTTATTACCGTGTTTTCCTCTTTGTTTTCCTTTATGGCCTCCCGTGTATTTGCAACAACTGATACATTTACTCGGTTTTTCCCGGTATGCTTGCTGATGCTGTAGCCTTCTCCCAGCTTATTTACGGCTGACCTTGCGTGCTTCTCACATTCGCTCATCATTTCCTTTGATCTAAGCAGCTCCCGGACACCTCCACGGTTAAGCTCAATCTTCACTTTTGCCATATCGTTCAACCTTCACCTTTTTATTCCACGGCAGTTTGATGTTTTCCTCAATGCCCTGCATAGGCTTTCCAATAGTTCTGAATCGCTCCCCGAAAAACTCAACAAAGGTATCCTCCCATTCGTGCTCATCTTCCTTAGGGATGGCTAAAACATATGCGATTTTCTTCCCCGTGAGATTTAACTCATCTGTTATGGCTTGCGTGTCCGGCTCTCCTATTAGGACATTGGAAATAGGCAAGAAATTCTCCTGATATATTGGTGCTCCAAAGGGATCCTGTCCTATCTTAGTTTTTTCGATAAGTGTTACAGTTATACCTTTAATTCTAGACTTCATATATCATTTACTCCTTGTCTGTCTTTGCGCTGAAAAACTCAATCGTTCCATATCTTTGACGAGTAAGCCCAAGCCTTTTAAGCTCTGACCGCTTGATGAACAATCCGCCGCCAGGTACTAAGTAGGTTGCAGATACCGAATATCCTAATGCAGACTGGCTCATTTGCGATATCGGCTCATCCTCTGTAGATGTCATAAGCTCTCGCATAACAACATCTACCGTTACAGATTTAGCTACATCCGCAAGTGCCGATGAACTCTCGACCATCTCATCAAGATCTTTTCCGACCTTATCCGCCTCAAATCTTAATGAGTTGCATACTATCGGGATAAGCAGAGCCGCCCTCTCCTGTTCTTCTGCTGTTAGAGTTCTCTTCAGTGCAATAACATCATCTACCGTTGCATAATCACTCATTCTTCTTCCTCTTGGCTGCAGGCTTAGGCTCCTTGTCCGCTCCAGCTCTCGTATTCTGTTCGGGTTTTGTTGCCTTGGCCACAGGCTTCCATCCGCCGCCTGTTATTTCACAGGCGGTCGTGATGGTGGTTTTGCCGTTTGTATAGGTGAACATCACTGATTGTCGATGATAGCGAACGCAGCAGGGACGAGAATGCTGAATCCGATATATGCCTCGGCTCTGAGATATACCTGGTTGTGACCCTGAAGATCTCCGAGCTCAGCATTGTTGTCAGGATTGCCGTACTCGATAACCTTGACGGGAATCTGCTTAGCGTAGCCCCATCTGAAGCAGTTCTGGAAGTCTCCGACGATAGAAAGGTCGGGAGAGCTGCCGAATGCTACAGTGCCGTTGACCTGGACAGGAAGCCCCTTGATAGTACCGGGAGCGGAACCCCAAGCCAACTCGGGGAATCTGGGCTGTGCATTGTCAGCCCCAAGGGTAAGAGCTGCGAGAGCAGATCTAAAAGCCGGTGCCATTGCCGCGCCGTTTACTTCCCACTCTGCGCCCTGTACTGCTGCGATAGCTGCCTCCATATGGTCATTGGCATCTCCGCTTGCGGTTGCGTGATGGATCCTGGTGATAGGTGTTCCGCTTGTTACCTCTGCAAGGTCAAAGCAGTTATTGCCGATGATAGCTGATGCTGTTCCTGTTCTGGGGTTCACACCATGGAAAGCCATGATATCAAGACCTCTTGCGAGCTTCTTTGCAAAGCCCTCAGTGAATGCCTGAAGGATTCCAAGCTGGAAATCCTCGTTTTCCTGCATGAACTCATCAGATACACGAGTACCATACTCAACCTTGAACGGAATGATGGTTCTGGATCCGATGGTTGCTCCGCCGTTAGACTTTGATCCGTTCTCTGCCACGATATCTATCTCGGAATCCATATCGAATGTGAATTCCTTGTTACCGTTGAATGCGATGGGGGTTGATCCGCAAAGGTTGGCAATTGCCGATTTACCTTTAACGAGGTTTACCATACCTGTCACAAGCTCCTCCGGGAAAAGACCGGATCCTTTTGAAATAATAGCGCTCATTTTTAATCCTCCTTATGATTTTAAGCTGCTTAGCAGTGCCTGATAGCCTGCATTTGTCTTGCCTGCTGCCCCGGCGGGTTCTGTACTCTTTGCCGGTGCTGCTGATGACTTCATCTTGCCTATCGTTTCTGAAAGTGACTTCGCGTCGGCTCTTATGTCCTCCTCTGTCTCTCCTGTGAGACGGGATGCCAGAGAATAGTCAAGACCTGCTTCGTGTGCTATCTTTGTCTTAAGTGCCGAAGTTTCATATCTCTTCACTGAGCCTTCAAGCTCAGCTATCTTCTTGTCTTTTTCCTCGACTCCCTTAAGCTGCTCCGTAAAGCCTGCGATCTGCTTCTCATACTCTGCAGTCTTGCTCTTCAGATCCTCATAGTCTGCATACTTCTCTGCAACCTTTTTAGCCTGTGCCTCTCTGTCTCTGGTGAGACGCTCCTTGATTGCGTTGTCAAATTCCTCTTGTGTAGTGATAGGTGTAAATTCTGCCATAATGTTTCCTTTCCCCACTTATCCGCGTGGTGAGCGTAATATTGTATTAAAAAAGAGCCTTGCGGCTCTTCCCTAATAGCTTACCTTTTGTTTCTTTCTCTTCTTTACACGGGTACATGCCCAATGAGCCAGTATCATAGAGTCCATAAGACTTATATCTATGTCCTCCTTGATACTCTTAAAACCGAATCCACCGTTTGCGCCTATAGCTCTCTTCTCACAGTTTGTGACCGACTGAGATAGTGATTTTTGCCCACTATGTCTAATTGTCTTTGCTTCAAGTGCCTGCTCAAATACCGCATTAGCGGTTATTACTTCCTTAACAGTCGGTAGAACGGGTATAGGCTTTATCTTGGCATCGTGCATTTGCTGTTTCATCAGCTGCTGCCCGCTTGCTCCGTCTATTATGACCTGCGCCACATCGGCGGTCTTTAAGAATTTGAGCATCCAGTTATCACCATTCCTGATTGGCCGGCAATCAATAGCTTCGACAAATATCTTCCCGGTTGCTGTTTTTACAGCTATGGACATTGATACATTTTCCCCATTCTTGCCGTACTTGATACCTACACATAGCTTACCATCAAGCTTGGGTACTGTCTTAACCTTAAGGGCTGCCCATTCAGCTTCGGATATTGCGGACTTAAGGTCGTACTGGATCCACAGGCCGAGACGCTGGATATTGAAGTCCAGATTATCTCCTGTGATTTCCGCGGTGATGTCTCTTTCCTTCAGAGTAATGCCGAGGGCCGGGTTTGTCTCATACCACGCATCCACATCATGCGGATCGTGCTGAATCTCTACCGACCACTCTTCCCAACCGGAATCAGTTGCCTTGCCCGCAAGGATTTCTCCTCTTAAGCGTTTGAATACATCCCCGGAGCTTACAGCTGTCGGCGGAGTTCCGAGCATTATGATCTGCGGATTTTTTGACGCTGTGACAATGTACTTAAGGGCGGTCTCCTGATCGCCCTGGTATTCCTGTGCCTCATCTATCACAAGCAGGTCGTAGCCTTGTCCGAGTCCGACCTTTGATGTTCTGGTCCGGTACTCGATACGGCCTCCGCCTGTCACGAATATATGCTCTCTGCCGTTGGCTCTGAAGGAGTGCTCTATGGGAATGCCTGCCTTCTTCAGAAGTTTATATAACTCCTCCCAAGAGCTATGCGCTGTGTCCGTTCGGTGTGCTGTATGGAGAATCTTTTCTCCGTGAAGTAGCCCCCACATCTCCCGGGCATAAACACTCTCGGTCTTGCCGTTTCGTCTGGATACCGAATACCCAAACTTGATGTGCGTCCACAGTCCTTCATTCGTGACAGCCATCATATTCTTGAGAATATCCCGCTGCCACTCCATAAGCTCTCTGCCGGTCAAGGAGTAAAGATTTGCTGCCTCTTTTCCTTTGGTCTCCGTGTATGGAATTATCGCGGACTGAGTGGGCTGCTGGCGTCCAATTCGTGCCATAAGCCCTCCTTTCTCAGTTCGTCGTGTTCCTTATGTCTGGTGATCTGCTCCTAAATCTCATTGGTTCTCCTTTTTTGCATAATAAAAGCACCCGAAGGTGCTTATGTTATAATCTCCTTATCAGCTGGAGGGCTGAAATCTATGAAAGGAGATTATTGTGGTGCTAAAAATTGTTGTAACATGCCGTTGTGGCTCACACTATGAAATAAATGAATCCTGTGGCAACATTGGTTTTATATCCTGTCCTAATTGCAGGGCGGAAATGGATCAGGGTAATCAAAGAGCCATCGGGCAATTTATTTCTGGTGCAAATGCCATACATAAGAGCGATTCTGTCAATTCGATGTTGGTTGATTTCCGCTTAGAGTAGGCAGGTCGTTTGTTATTTTGGTAAGCGAGAGCATTTGCTGTTTTATGTAATCCAATGTATAAGACAGCTCTCTTGCTACCTTTAAGGCTCTCTCTGCATCTTCCATCGTATTTATCGCTTGTTGTATTTCCTCGTATGTTTTCATATTTACCTCACATAATAAAAGCACCGGGGATTCCGATGCTTCGCTTAGTGTTTGTATTATTCTTTGAAATCAGGAATTGCACTTCTCAATCCAATTTTGGCGGCACTCATCAGACATACCATCGTCTATCTCTCCACGCTGGTATGCTTCTTTCATTTCCTGATATTCTTCTATGTCTTTCATCATATCTTCGTATGTCACGGCTTTGTCCTCACAACAACTATGTTGCTTTGTTGGTATAATACCTCATATTCAACATCCTTGTCAAATAGCATCTCGCGCTGCGATGGGTAAGCACTCAATTCTTCAATGTACGCTGCATGAGTTCCTTTTTGAGCATAAACAATAATGTTAAACTCTCCTTCGAAGGATTTGCTGGAGGCTATCGTTGTGCTGAAAAACTGGTCAACTTTTTTGCTCTCACCTGGTTTCATTCCAGCGAATGGATTGTGATCTGATCCTCTGTAGCATTTGTAATTACTTATGAGCTTTGAATTCTTTAGTGCTGCAGATATAATTTCCACCTGCTCAGTGTAATCTTTTTCTCCTTGATACCCGTTTCTTATAAACGAGTTGATTCTTTCGTAAAACTTCGGCTTTGTATCACCTTGATTGTATGTATACTTCTGAATCAGATTTTTTGCTGGTTCGTCGAGGTTGTTTATCCACTTCTTTGCTTGCATCCTTGCAAGAGGCACTGCGCTTTGTGGCGTTACAGGCTTAAAACCTTTTAATGGATCTTTTGATTCCATGTATTTTTTGGAATCTTCATCACCAGTTTTGAAGTGAATATTTTTGCCGAAAAGCCGTCTCCTTTCGTCTGCTTTTGCTTTCGCTTCCTCTGCGTTTCTTATCCTCTCCTCAATAGCCGCATCTCTCTCATCCTTGCTGTTATAAATCCTCTTCGACCATATGTCTTGATACTTGCCGCCACTCACATACTCTACCGTACATGAGCAATTTGCGTGTCTCGCATATACTTCCTTGGGTACATTGGGATATGAGTATGTGCCGGCCAGATCAAGGCACCATTGGCACGCACTTGCGGAAGCACTGCGCACGATCTTAGGCTTCAATCCGCTTTTTCCGTGAAAATTCACATTTTTTTCTATAGTTCGATCTACTGTATTTCTTGCAAAGGTCTTAACCGGTTCGTGCAGGATCCATTCAATCTCGTCATAAGGCTGGGAGGATACCCTGTCTATGATCCCCTGTGCCCTGTCCTTGTCAAATTCTGCCTTAAGCGGCTTGATGCCTACACCTGCTGCCTTATTTGCCGCCTTTTGTGCGCCTTCTGCTGCCTCCGCAACTATGTTATGCTCTTCCTCAAGCATAGGGCGTACCACTTTATCCGCTATGTTGTAGTACATCCTTCCATCCGGCAGGATCTCCGGCGTTATGTTTACTCCGAAGGATTTAGAAAGAGCCTCTCCGACTTGTGAGGCATATTCATAGGCTTCTTTATAGCTTTTTACGCCCTTCTTTATCTCTTCCCTTAGCGCGGCTGTCTGCTCGCTAAAGCTCTTTTGCACTTTTTCCAGTAATTCAGGTGCTATATCTGTCATACATTACATCCCCAGCAGATCGTGAATCTTATCCTCGTCCAAATATCCCGGCTGTGCCTGGTTCAGCTTAAGTATTGCGTCTCCCAAAGCTCCAAGCTGTGACGCATCCGGCTCAAATATCGGATTCCAAGCCGCGTGAGTAAGATACATCTGCTCACGCTCGTAAGGGTATTCGTCCCTAAGACAAGCTGCGAGGTATCCTGCGTTTAGGAACGAGGATCCAAAACACTCCTGCGCTTTTCTTGCTGTAAGCCGCATAACTTCGTGCTCCGCCTTGATCGCGTCGGAGCTTGTGGGATTGGCTGTGTTTATGATCATATCGGACATTGCAAGCCCTGTTTCCCGACAGAATTCACCGGCAAGCATTGTCAGCTGCTCGTTATAAGGCGTCGGGGATGCTTGACTAAAGTTTCCTACTTGGGGCTGTCCTCCCTCATCATCCTTCGTAAATGTGAGCATAGATGATGCCGTAGCCCTCCATTTATCCATAGGCTCTGCGTCTTCTGACAATCCGGTCACCCACTTTTGTGGAATGGAATAATACTCGGCGGATATCTCGGCTCTTTTGAGTGTTCTCGCTGCCATATCGGAAAGCTCCATTGCTTTCCGTGATATCCTGGAATGTCCGAAAGGTCTCATTGCATCAGGTCTGTATATGACCGGAGCAAGGAGCGGATAAGGTGCCGGATTGGATACTCTCTGGATCTCTACTCCGTGGTCATAGTAGATCGTTTCATCTACCGTGAAATATGCATCCCTCGTCACCTGTTTCATATCATCTCTTTCGAGTACCGCATATCCCTCCTGCAATAAACCGGTAAACTCATCAATAATGCCGGTTGCATTGCCTCCGTCTATTACCTGAAGCCTTGGGATCTCTCCGCCGCTTGGGGATACCACGATAAAGCAACACGCAGATATCAATGCCGATAAAATCGCGGAATTATACAACACATCCGGATTATTCAGGTTGAAAATCCCGGTAAGGTCAAAGTTATCCTCCCGCCATCCTGCAAACTGTAATCTGTCAGCAAGTACATCAACCGCTTTGGTGCACCATCCGTTTGTATATCTTAGGCTAAGCAGATCATCCGGTGTAGAGATGCCGAAATCTCTTGCTTTGTGCTTCTGCTCATAGTACTCATAGCGCAGTTCTACCCTGGGACGCTTCCTATCCAGCTTGGTTTTTAAGTATTCTTTTCCTTTCAGCTCTGCCATATCTTATCCCTTTATCTTTTCGAGAATGCTTTGAAGCTTCTCGGCCTTGTCCTCTCCTGATCCTTCCGGCGGAAACAGTTTATAATACTCCCTTGCTGTAAGTAGGAGCTTATCCTCCTCCATCATAATGTCCTTTCGGAGGTTCTCTATGATCCTTACTATTGGGCTTGTCTTTTCCGTGCCTGCTGCCGATTCTGTGACCATATCATCCGGGCTTTTTATCTCCGGAAGCAGTAGCTCATAATCTGCCACATACTCCGCATAGCGTTTTATCTCATCATCAAATTCAGGCATATATGTGCCTAAATTTTTCATCTTTTCTGTCGTTTTTCGTGTCCAAAATGTGACTAAAACGGTTCTGTCGAGTGTCGGATCCTCTTCCGGGTCGTAAGCCGCATCTTTACTGCGTTTTTTTATTAAATTTCGTCTGATCTGCGCTTTCGTCATAGATATAAGAAAATCCTCTCTCAAAAAAAAATTTTTCACGCGCGAGTGTGTTTTTTTGTACA